CTGGTCGCCTACGAGTTCCAAGCCGACGCCGACCGGATACTCAAGCGGCTCCCCTCGGCCATCGACCTGGGTAAGACCAAGAGCCCCCAAGCGGTGATCGACAAGTTCAACGCGGGCCATATCCCCGTCCTCCTGGCCCACCCGGCTAGCGCGGGGCATGGCTTGAACCTCCAGGAGGCTTGCTCTACCGTCTGCTGGTTCGGCATCACGTGGAACCTAGAGCACTACCAGCAACTTATCGCCCGCGTCTGGCGTCAAGGTCAGATCGCGCCCATTGTAATGGTCCACCACATTGGTACTAAGGACACCAAGGACGAGGATGTAATGAAGGCCCTAGAGGCCAAAGACCGGACACAAACCCGATTTAACGACGCACTTAAAGCCAGGAGGGCTTAAATGACTATTCTTAAGATACACGGCTGCTCGGGGGCGGGTAAAACCACCTTCGCCCGATCCCTGATCGAAGCCGCCGCCACCATTGATCATCTACACGAGATCAACAACCGACGCAAGATCGTGGGCTACCGCCTCGACTTGCTAGAGCTAGACGTGCCCGTGTTCCTGCTGGGGAGCTACGAGAGCAACTGTGGGGGAGTCGATACGGTCGGCACCGCCCAGGAGGTCATGGAGATGATTGACCGCTATGCGAAGGACGGCCACATAGTACACGAGGGCCTACTCCAGAGCACCTACTACGGGGCGATGGGGGAGCACTCCAAGAAGTATGGGGACGGCTACGTGTATGCCTTCCTGGATACCCCGATCAACGTCTGCCTGGACCGGGTAGTGACCCGGAGGGCGACCAACGAGAGCAAGAACAAGTTCAATCCTGAGCTAACGAGGAACAAGTGGAATACGATCAAGCGACTACAGGACAAGCTATCCAAGGAGGGCCAGCACAAGGTAGCCGTCCTCAACTACGAGAAGCTGCCCTTAGCCCAGCTCCTACAGCTTTTGGAATCCCGATGACTATCGGCTCCACCCCTATGTCCGGCGCAGGATACAACCGTATCCGGGCCGCCCAGCTGGAGCTGGAGAAAGTGATGGAGGAGGAGTTGGTTAAGTCTGGCTGGTCGAAAGGCTGGCGCAAGAAGAACAATCTCACCTTCTGGATCAAGCCCTTCCCCAAGGAAGGAATTGTAACCGCGACTTCCCTGGAAGACGCACTCAAATGGGAATATGAACTATGAGCAACGCTGAACTGATGGTCGCCCTCCTCATCGTGGTAGGTATCCCCTGCGCCACGATCGTCACCGTCGCCTACTTGTTCGTCAAGGGGATGAAGAAAGACCTGGATAGCAAGCCATGACTAGCATAGAGGAGTTCACGGGCATACTGTTTACGGTATGGCTGATCCCGTTCATCCTCATGCTAATCATCTTCTGGTGGCTATGGAGAAACAAATGATGCCCTACGAAGATGTACTGTATCACTGGATACAGGAGCGGGAGCGGGTGCGGATTAGGCGGGAGGAGGAGCGCCGCCCCCCGCCGTGGACTACGGACCAGATCATCCGAACTACCCGCTTCTGTAACATCCGCCGGGAGGACGACAAGGTCACCCGGTGGATCAAGGAGAACTGGCGGGACCCCTACCGCCACCACGAGAACCTGGCCTTCTCTATGTGCGTCGCCCGTACCGTTAACTGGCCGGATACCCTGGAGAAACTGGGCTTCCCCGGGGTATGGGACCGGGACCGATTCATATACGTGATGGACTCCCTAAACCTAGCCGGAACCAAGGCCTGGACGGGGGCCTACATGGTTACCGGGGGATTCTCCAAGGGCGGGGAGACCAAGCAGACGATCATCGCCCGGGTCCTGGACGAGGCCCAGCCTATGTGTAGAACGATCAAGAAGAGCATGCCCCTAGGGCAGGCCTACGAGATCATTCGGACGGCCCGGGGGCTGGGGACATTCCTAGCGGCCCAGGTCATAGCCGACCTCAAGTACACGCCCCTGCTCGAATACGCCAACGACTGGTGGACATTCTGCGCCCCCGGCCCCGGCTCGTCACGGGGGCTCAACTACCTACACGAGCGGCTCCCCACCGCTTCGATCAACGCTACCCAATTCTCCAAGGAGGTGAACGAACTACGACCCAAGATAGCGTATAACACCGGCTACGACCTGACCGCCCACGACACCCAAAACTGCCTGTGCGAGTTCAGCAAGTACGTTCGGATCAAGTATTTCAAAGGCAGGGCTAAGGCCCAATTTAAGGAACCATCATGATGCATTTAGTTAACCGGAACATTAACCAGATGTTCCCCGAGGCGATGTGGCGGCTACAAATGGAGGGGGCCGAGTCGCCCTCCAGGAATGGGAGAGTGATGAGACTCCCCTTCCCTGCCCTGTTGGAATACACCAACCCTGCCGAGCGGGTCTTGTTCTCGGAGGACCGGGATGCCAACCCGTTCTTCCACCTGTTCGAGTCGATCTGGATGCTCTCGGGGAGCAACGAGGTACACCTGCCGGCTAAGTACGCGGCGCAGATACGCGAGTACAGCGACGACGGGGTGACCCTTCACGCGGCCTACGGCCACCGCTGGCGCCTCCACTTCGGGGTGGACCAGATCGAGGCGGTGATCTCGATGCTCAGGCGGGACCCCTCCTCCCGCCGCGCAATGATCGCTATGTGGGACCCCCATAGTGACCTGAACCGGGAGGGCAAGGACCTGCCCTGTAATACCCACATATACTTCGACATCAACGCCCCGTTCCTCAATATGACGGTGTGTAACCGAAGCAACGACCTGGTATGGGGGGCCTGCGGGGCGAACGCCGTCCACCTCTCTATCCTCCACGAGTACATCGCTCGGGCCACCGGGTTTCTACAGGGGACCTACTACCAGTTCACGAACAATCTCCATGTGTACGAGAAGCACTGGCCGCTATTCGACCTGGGGGTGATCTCCGATCCTGACTCGGACCCGTACTCCCAGCACAAGGTCCTCCCGGTCCCCTTGTTCAACGATCCCACCGAGCGCCAGGACTTCGATGCGGACTGCCGCTACTGGACGGACCCCAAGTACGACCTCCGCACGGCATTCTTCGCCGGTGTGGTAGCCCCCCTCTCGCAGGCCTGGGAAGCCCATAAGAAGGGGGATCAGATGTGGGCTCAACAGTATGTCCAGAACTGTATCGCTACCGACTGGCGGCGTGCGGCGAAGGAATGGTTAGAGCGCCGGTATAAACCCAAGGAAGCCGTCTAGGAGGCGCGATCCGAATTTTGTGGGGTACCCTACGGGGGCCCCTCTAATCGGCCCGCCCGCCTCTATTTCACGTTGTTCCCGGGGGTCTATAGTCGGCCCCCTCCCCCCGTAAAATCGTATATACTCTGAATTATGAACTTCAAAACGCTCTACAACGCCGGGGCCGTGCGCCGGTACCATACGCAGAACCTACTCAAGGATCAGGACCTAGCCGCCCATTCGTGGGGGGTAGCCCTAATCATCCGCGAGATCATGCCGGGGAACCTCCACCTGGTAGAGGCCGCGCTGACTCACGACCTGGCCGAGTCCGTAACGGGGGACATCCCCTATACCGGCAAGAAGAAATACCCCAAGCTAAAGCAAACCAGCCTAGAGGCCGAGCGGGAGTTTGCTATGGTTAACGGGACCCCCCTCCAGCTCACTCCTGTCGAGCAGAAGTGCCTGGCTTGGGCGGATATGTTCGAGTGTTACCTGTACTCGATGAGAGAAGTCGATATGGGTAACAATCTGATGCGGTACGTGGTCGAAACCGCGAGGGAGGCCCTGGTTGTTATGGGCCCCCCGACCAAAGAGGCTGATAAACTGTTTAGGAGCTACAATGGCTGAACAAGGCGCGCACTACAAGACTGCTCACGGGGAGCAGCATCACGAGCGGGCGATCCGGTTGAACCTCAACTGGTACGCCGGGAACATCACGAAGTATGCGGAGAGGGCCCCCCATAAGGGTCAACTCGTGGAGGACCTGATCAAGGTGATCGACTACGCTACCATGTGGCTCGCTACCCAGCGAGTGGACGCCGACCAACTGAACCGGATTAACCACATTATGGCGAAGTTGGACAGCGACGGCTCTGAACCTACTAGTGCTTACACTAACCAAAAATAATCGCCCCCCCGCCAAAAATTCGAGTAAGATACGGTTACGCCGAAAGTAATCCAAAACCTAAAGGACCCTATGAAAGTCACCCTGCCGCGAGGCCACAATTTTACCACCGCCCGATTCGGGCGTGTGTCCAAGGGAGTCAACTACGCCTACGCAGGCTATCGTCCGGCTCCCGCCCAAGTCCGCCCCGCGCTGGGCGGCTTCCTTGTCCTTTGCGTTACGGTGGCGTTGTTCGCCATCGCAATCAAGTATTGAACCCTGTGGAGGGATCAAACTGGCCCGGCAGTCCCCGGGATACACGTGTAATCAGGAATCCATCATGAAAAAATCTCTCATCGCTCTCGCCCTGTTGGCCGCTACCTCGGCATTCGCTCTGGACATCGGTGCCGGAGTCGCGGGCGCCAACGGAACCTCCGCCAGCGGCGGTAGCGCAGTCGCCGGTGGTCAGCAAAGCTCGGTTCTGTTCGGCGTCAGCGGCGGCACCCAAACCGCCAATTCCACCGGCATTTCGGGCAATCTGACCGCGGTCAACTCGGAAGGCGGCACGACCATCAGCGAGCACCAAGACACTGCCGGCGCCACCCAAACCGGCGGCTCCCTGGGCTTCGCCCAGCAATCCGGTGCGAGCCTGGGCGGCAGCACCTCGACGGCCTCGGGCAGCTTCGGCCTGCTGAAGGGCTTCGTTTTCATCAACCCCTGATCTAGGGGCTGAGTGAACCGGGCCCCACTAGGCTACCCGCCTGGTGGGGCTTTTTCTTAACAGTTAGAGGAAACCATGAAACACACCATTCTCGTCCTAGCCCTGTTGGCGTCCTTCGGGGCTGGGGCACAAGAGGCTACCGCACAATCGCAGGCTCAATCGGCGGCGGGGGCCGAAGCCACCTCCCAGTCGGGAGCCCTCGGCAACGTCGTCGTGATCGACCAGTCTGGCCCCACCAGCCAGACGATCAACGCGAACTCCACTTCCAGCCAAACCTATTCCGGCAAGGTGGAGAACCATGTTTCCGGTACGACCACGGAGCACTCCAACGTCCACTACAGCGGAACCCAACGGCTCAAGAACGTGCCCGGCATCGCGATGTCCGGCCCCGCCTCCGGTCCCTGTACCGGCGCGTCGGGTGGACTGGGACTCGCTGGTCCAGGCTGGGGACTGGGTCTTAATGGGGCCAAGGTCGAACCCACCTGCGTAGTCCGTGAAAACGTCCGCGTGATCGGCATGGCGATGCAATCGCTCGACGGCAACGCCTACCCGCAGGAGAAGGGTGAACTGATGCTCCTGATGATGGACGCGGTTCGCGGCCTCGGCGCCATGAACTCCGCGATCATCGGGGACAACATCGGGAAGTCCAAATGAGCGGCCTCACGTTCGGCCAGAAGGCCGTGGGGGTGACCTTCAACCCGAGCAACAACTCCAAGGTCGATGAGATCAAGGGGAAGTTCGCGGATGTGATCGACACCCTCAACGACCTTCGCAACGAGGCCCCCGGATCGGAGGTGGCCCGGATGCTCTCCGTCGCAATCACCGAGGCCCAGACCGCTCAGATGTGGGCAGTCAAGGCCGTAACATGGGATCACAAATGAAACACCTGGCCCTCTTGGGGGGCCTTCTGGTAGCCTTCGGCGCCACCGCCGGGGGCTTCACGGATGAGCCTACCTGCTACTCGTGGAACGGGGGACACAAGTCCTCCGGGTCCTTCACGAAATGCCAACCCGAGCTTCAAGCCTGGGTAAAGCCTTCACCGCCTGTCGCGGCCCCGGTCGTACAGGCGCTACCCCCGCA